TCAGGATAATCCAGATATTATCTCTGATCTTCAGGGTATTGCAGCAGGAAAGCAAAATACATTAACACCAGGCGCAAACATTGATATTACAGATGACATAATCTCTGTAACTGGTCTTAATTCACAAGACATATCAGACTTTAACTTCGCAGCCAATCTTGCAACAGCAGCATCATATGATGTAGCAGGTGCAGCAGCAGCAGTAGCAGATGACCTAACAGACCACATCAATGACTCATCTGCACACGGTGTATACGGAGATGTAGTTGGAACTACAGATATCCAAAACCTCTCAAGCAAGACAATTGTTGATGGTCTTAAGTTTACAGAGTCCAACACACTTGCTGATGAAGCAGAAATCGGAGTTCAGCCAGTAAGCCACGCCCTTAATGTCGTAGCTAAAGCAGGAGATTTAGTTCTTGGATCACTATTCAATAACGTAGTTATTGCTCCAAACTCAAGCAACGCTTACCTTGGCACACCAGATTCAGATACAAAGATTGCAACAATAGGTGATGTAGACTCAGCAGCAGCAGATGCACAATCAGATGCAGAAGCAACAGCTCAAGCAGCACTTAACAATGTTCTAGATGCAACAACAGCATTTACAGAAATTAACGTAAATGATGAGGCTAAGCAGATTGCAGCAACATCTACTATAGCAGTAGGATCTGCATCAACTGTATATTCATGGCCAAAGGCGGATTACCGCTCAGGTAAGTTCCTTGTCAAGGTTGATAACGGAACACACAATGAAATATCAGAAATCTTATTAACACTAGATTCAGCAGACCAGATTGCAATTACAGAATATGCAATCGTTGGAACAAATGGCTCAAGAGGCACAATCTCTGCAGCTGTTATAGGTTCAAATGTTGCAATAACAGTTAACCCAACAAATGGCTCAACAGTTAAAGTAACTGGAACACTTCTTAAATAATTAAATAAAGGTTTTGGGGGATTCCTTAAAAATCCCCCACCAAAACAATTAGGGGATATGTGAACTTAAGTGGCAACAAACGATAAGAATTTTAAAGTAAAGAATGGGTTAGATGTAGCTGGTACAGCGACATTTGGCACAGATATAGTTTTAGGTACAGCCCCAATATCTTTTGATACACAAACAAATAGGCTACAGGTTCAGATTGATGGAACTTGGCAGCCTATAGCTTTATACTCAGAAATTCCTAATGAGGCACTAATGCTCTCATTCATGGATGTCGGATTGGCAATTGACTACAATGGCCAGCCAACATATATAATTCAGGCAAATGGAGTTACCCCAACAGGAACAAGTAAATTCGTTTCTGGTGGAGACCCATCAACAACTGAATTCGGTATGACTTTTGACTCAGGAGCGTTAGTAGCATGACGCTTATCAATAATCAGTTTAATGCTATAATTTCAATATATCAAATTAAAGGGGTGGCATAATGTCAACAGTAAGAATTCAAGTACGCAGAGGTTTAGCTTCAGAATGGACTACAGCAAATCCAATTTTGGCAGCAGGTGAAATGGGTGTTGAAACAAACACTAATTTATTTAAATTTGGTAACGGAACCGCTACTTGGACAGCCCTCCCATATGCCAACAATTCAGATGTAGCAATTGGTGAAATTTCCCAAGACGCTATTAATAACGCCCTTTCATTAGGAGCGGGTTTAACAAAGACTTATAACGATGGCGCAAACACAATCACTATAACTGTTGACACAGATGTGGTTTCAACAAAAGAATTTGCGATATCTTCTTCTACTGCAGCACAATCAGCTGCTATCGCTGCAGCTGCCATAGATGCAACCGCAAAAGCTGGAGCAGCACAATCAGCTGCTATCGCTGCAGCTGCAACAGATGCTTCTACAAAAGCAAATGACGCTTTATTGGCTGCAGAAGATTATACAGACACAGCAATAAACTCAGTAAATAACTCTTTGTCTGGTTATCTTGAAGTAGGAGAAAGAGGGGCAGCAGGCGGAGTAGCATCACTAGACTCTAATTCTAAGATTTTGCAGTCAGAGCTTCCATTAGGATCATTTACAGCAGACATTGCAACAACTGGAAACTTAAGTGCAAATAACGTTACTGTTACTGGAAACCTTGCGGTAAACGGTACAATGACAACAATTAACACAGAAAACTTTGCAATTGAAGATACTTTGTTATTGATGGCAAATACAAATCAGTCAGGAATGCTTGACCTAGGATTTGTTGCTGGACATAACACTGGAGTATTTAATCACACTGGATTTGTGCGTGACGCATCAGAAGATAAGTGGAAGCTGTTTAAAGATGTTATTGATGAGCCTACCACTACAGTTAACTTTGCCCAAGGTTCACTAGATGCACTTCAAGTTGGAAGATTTGAAGCAAGCGAAGCAGAAATAAACAACCCAACATTAACTGGGGCAGTAACTCTTCCAAATTCATCTATTATTTCTCAAAATATTGCAGACGAAGCTGTTCTTGTAAATCATTTAGCAAACAACTCAATATCAGCAGCGAAAATTGCAGACGATGCAGTAACTACTGATAAAATAATTGATGAAGCAGTAACAACAGAAAAAATTGCAGATGATGCAATTACAACTGCAAAAATTTTAGATTCAAATATTACAGAAAATAAAATTAACAATGCAGCTGTTACAGAAAATAAAATTGCTTCAGCTGCTGTTACAGAGGGTAAAATTGCAGATAGCTCAATTACCACCAGCAAAATATCTGACAACTCTATAACATCTGAAAAATTAGTTTCTTCTGCAATAACATCTGATAAAATTGCAAATGGCTCAGTTACTTCAAGTAAAATTGAAGATGGGTCTATCCTTGCAGGACACCTATCAAATAACTCAGTAACATCTGACAAGATTGAAAATGGTTCAGTTAATTCAAATAAAATTGCAAATGGCTCTGTCAACGCAGACAAGCTTGCATCAAATTCAATTTCAGACGCTAATGTAAAGTCTGATGCGAATATTAGCCAGTCAAAAATTGCTAATCTTGAATCAGACCTAGATCTTTTAGCTAGCAAAGATAGTCCAACATTTACAGGAACAGTAGTTTTGCCAAGCACAACATCAATTGGAAATCTTTCTGCAACAGAAATAGGATACCTTGACGGAATAACATCTTCTGTACAGTCACAAATAGCAGCAGCTGAAACAGCACTAAATGATCATGCTTTAGATACAACAAATGTTCACGGAATTGCAGATACATCATTGCTTGCAACTACAGCAAATGTTGCTACAGCAAAAACCGAAGCAATTAATGCAGCAGCAACAGATGCAACTACAAAGTCTGACGCAGCTCAGACTGCAGCAATTTCAGCAGCAGCAACAGCATCTGCATCTGCAATTTCTACACACTCTGCAGACACAACAGATGTACATGGAATCGCAGATACATCCAAGTTGGTTAAAACAGATTCTCAATCTACAACATTAGATGGAGCTTTAACAGTTCAGGGAGACCTTACTGTAAATGGTACAACATTTAATGCTTCTGCAACATCTATTACAATTGAAGATAATATACTTCAGCTGTCTCATCAAAATCCAGGCAACACAGTAGACCTAGGTCTTGTTGTTGCTTACAATGATGGAGCAGCAAAGCACTCAGGTCTTGTAAGAGACGTATCTGATGATGAATGGAAGCTCTTTAAAGGTGTAACATCAGAACCAACAACCACAGTCAACTTTGCACAAGGATCTCTTGATAACCTTGAGCTTAATAACTTGGTTGCAGCAGGAATTGTTTTCTCTGATAAAACTCAGACACGGGCTGGTGTTCCATCACTTACAACCATAGCAACAGAACGGTCATCAAATACAACACTTGATGCACTAGGAACAGATGCTCAAGTAAGAGATTCCTTGGTACCGCTAGCTGGTGCAGTAAACATAAGCTTTGAAGCAACAGGAAACGCTAAATATGCAATCGGTTCTTCAATCAGCTTCTACCAGTCATCAGGTACTGGTGCAAATATAACAGGATCTGGAATAACAATTCTTTCAACTCCTGGGTCAACATTAAGAACAACAGCTTCATCAGTAACAGCCACTAAGGTTGCAGCAACAACTTGGTTGTTAGCTGGAGATCTAAAGGCATAATAGGAAAGAGGATATAAAATGTCAAAAAATATAGGTAGAAGAGCATCAGCTCAAGATAACTTTTTAGAGCCAAAAGAAGTAACAGGACTTTCCGCATCTGATGTAGGCACTAATCGTCCATATAACAATGGAGCAGCCTCAGTTTCCTGGACATTGCCAGCAGACTCACCAGCTGCTACAAGCTATGATATAACAACTACACCATCAACAACTACAACAAATGTATCTACTACTAGTGCAACTATCACTGGTCTTTTGTCAAATACTTCATATACAGTAACAGTAGTTGCAAAAAATGCCGTAGGAAATTCTCCAGCTGCAACATCAGCTGCTTTTACAGCCACAACAGTACCTCAAGCACCAATAAGTGCTACGGCAACTGCTGGAGTAAATCAAAATACAATTCAGTGGCAAACTCCAGCAAATGGAGGAAAAGCCATTACCAACTACTATGTAGCTGGTAACGATGGAACAAGTGGAAACACAACAGGTAATTCTGTTACAATTAGCGATTCAGCTAATACATCACAGTATTACAACGTTTACGCAGATAATGCAAACGGACGGTCTGCAGCTTCTAATAACACTAATGAAGTTACTACTCAGGCACCATTCTTCCCACCATTCTTTCCACCGTTCTTCCCACCGTTCTTCCCACCATTCTTCCCACCGTTCTTCCCACCAGGATTCTTCGCACCACCATTCTTCCCACCTAACTTCTTCGCCCCACCATTCTTCCCACCTAGCTTCTTCGCACCACCATTCTTCCCACCATTCTTCCCACCTAACTTCTTCGCCCCACCATTCTTCCCACCGTTCTTCTTCGCACCACCGTTCTTCCCACCTGGCTTCTTTTCACCACCTAGATTTGGATGTATCAACGAAGATACTTTAATTCTAACTACAAGTGGATACAAAAAGGCCAAGGATATAAAGCTCGGAGATATTTTGTCAAGCTTAATATTTGAGGGACTTCCAAACGAGGGTGACTATGATCCAAAGACTTGGACATCTTCAAATCTTGGAAAGGCTAAAAGTATTGAGGCAGAGATATTCTCTATCCAATCTACACTTCAGAATAAAACATTTATGTTTAATGGAGACAGCTCTGCAAGATTCTCTCTTCAAGAAGAACTTATAGTCTTAAGAGATGGTGTTTATAAGTTTATGACACCAGCAGACATAAAGGCTGGAGACAAGATTGTCTACGCATCAGATGAAGAATCTCAGTATTTAGAGGTAAATTCAGTTGATGAAGTAAACGAACCATCTACAGTATACCGATTCTACACAGACCCAGATGTTTTGGTACTAGGAGAGTCGTTTATAATAAGAAACTAATTTTAAATTAGTACATAAGAGGGGGCAGCATCTGCCCCCTCTTTCTTATTGACAATGTGAATTTGTAAATGGTACAATAAATATCATGAATAACATTATAGATAAATTTAAATTTTCTTCAAAAGAAGAGCTTTTTCCAGGGGTATGGGTTTACAGAGACGTAATTAAAAAAGAACTAAATGTAATCGAAAGACTCAATCAAATAGGGGAGTCTGCTATAAAAGACAATGATTCTAGATTTCTATGGACATTTGGCTTTGTAGGTTATAGTGAAAAAAGACCAGACTATAGAGATTGCGAAGATATAAAGGTAGGAGATATTCCTAATCCAAGAACAGAAACAGAAAAGCTTGTTTCCGAACTATGGAAAGACCTTAAATATTCTCAAGATTTAGCAGTACAAGATTATTGTGCAAAATTTAATGTTAAGATGAATTACTGGGAAGTTATGAATTGCATTCGATATGGAGAAGGGCAACACTTCCAAGAACATGCAGATCATGGATTTTCATATAGCGCCACCGTCTCACTTGTTGCTTATGTAAACGATGATTATGAAGGCGGCAACTTATATTTTCCAAAAATTGGCCTAGACATAAAGCCAAAAGCTGGTGACCTATACATATTTCCATCCACATATCTTTTTTCTCATAGAGCAATGCCAGTAAAATCTGGAATGAAATTTTCAATTGTTACGATGCTAGACTATAATGATCATGCCCATAGACAAGAGTTTATGGAAATGAGATCTAAATGGGTAGAGGAAGACGCCAAGTCTGGTAAAAATTCATATGTATGATATAAAAGCTTTTGAGATAAGAGATGGCTATGGCATAGTCGAGCCTTTATCTATAAAAAGAAAATGGATGGACGACACTTGGGAGGCTCATGCGTATAAGTGTTTCCCAGTTGGACTAACTAATCAACTTGGATGGTCAATCTCATTCCCAGAAGACATATCTTTTATATGGGACGGAATAAGCGATGCTAGCCCAGATCACGTAAAGATTTTATCTGGAGAAAAGTATGCTTACTCAGGAAGAGCAAATGGTACGATTAGTTTTAATACTGGTTTAATGTTTAAAACTGAAGAAAACATAACAATGCTTTCTATGCCAGTTCCTAATTTGTTTGTTGATGGTGCAGTTCCTTTTACTACTTTAATTAGCACTTCTTTTTTTAGAGGAGAGTTGCCAGTAGCATGGATGATTACAAAGCCTAATGAAGTTATAACAATAAAGGCTGGAACACCAATTATAACGATACTTCCAATAAATTTAGAAGATCTTCAGGGGTCAGAAATTAACTTTGAGCCAATGCAAAATCTTCCAGAATCCCAGTTTGATTCAGACAAGTATTCTGAGATAATATACGACTTAAATAGATCAGGCACCTGGTCAAATTTTTATAGAGATGCAGTTGACCATTTAAAAAATTCTATAGGCAAGCATCAGGTAAAGGCACTAAGGCTATCGGTAAATCCCATAAAAGACAAAAAATAGTGTGGTAAAATTAATTATAGAGGAAGTGGAATAAATGAAAACACAGAATGCATGGAATAACGACAGACCAGTATCTATTACACCTTCTGGTTTTTTTGGCAATTCTATAGATAACATAGTTGAGATTAAAGATTTTCTTTCATTAGAAGAAAGAAAGCGTCTAATGGATTTTGCATTATCGAACAAAATTTGGGATATAACAGAAACACACGTAGATGAAGACGGACTTGTTTTGTATGACCACAAGGTATGGGAAGACAGAGTTTGCACCATCAATTCTTTAAGAGAGTCAGACCCAACAATACTAGATCTTATTTATAGCATGATTGACAGGCTAAAAATCGAGGTAGATAAGTTTTTTGATGTTGACGCAAAAGAAACTGGTCCAGCAATTGTTAAGTGGCCAATTGGAGCAAGACAAGAACCTCATGCAGACAAAGAGTTTCATTCTGGACCAGAAAAGGGAAGGCCAAACGACTTTCCCTGGTACGACTTAGCTGGACTTTTTTATTTTAACGATGACTATGAGGGCGGAGAACTTTATTTTCCTCAACATGGAATTGAGTTTCAGCCAGTAGCTGGAGCGGCATATTTTTTCCCAGGTGACATGCATTATACACACGGGGTAAGACCAGTAAAATCTGGAAATCGATTTACATCTCCATTCTTTTGGACGATATCTAAGCACACAGGAGAAAGACAACCATGAGCAAGCTAAACTATATAGAGATTTATCCAAAGGTAGAAATTTACAGAGATGTTCTTGCTGACCCACAAAAAATGTATGAGGTCATGAAAGAATCTGAAAGAACTTCAGAAGGCAAGCATTTTTTAAAAACTTGGGATCCATGGGCACATTTTGGTACCTATACTCAAAAAAAGAATCCTCAAGAAATAGTAGCGGGCCAAGAGTCTGAAGAAATGTTTATTAAAGAAAAAAACTTTGTAGATGAAGTAGAAGACGCATACACTAAAGTTTTGATGGACTATGTTGATAGGCATGGAATAGAGTTGCCAGATGGATGGAGATTTAGTGGATGCTCTTATTCAAAATATAATCCTCAGATTAATACATTAGACAACAACATGACAATGCAATATCACACAGACCATATAACTTCTCAAAAAGATATGCCTGGAGATAAATTTTTTATAACATGCACCATGTATATAAATGATGATTATGATGGTGGAGACATAGAGTTTTATGTTGATGGAAAGCTTATTAATCATAAGCCAGTTTCTGGAGATATTTTAGTATTCCCATCAGTAGAACCATATTACCACGGCGTAAAAACCATTGAAAAAAATGAAAAGTTCTTTGTAAGAAATTTTGTAATGATCCCATTTGATGGAACAAAAGAGTGGCTTGAAAGCCAAAAAAGATTTGGTGCATACAAGTGGGCTCAAATGGAAGCAGAAAGAATAAAGTATGAGGACCCAAGAAACATGAGGTACTTAGAAAATGGCGTACCGACACTCTACGACGACCTTGCAAATATAAAGGGAGAAAACAAATAATGGAAAGAGATATGGAAATAACAAGACATAAATCAGACATTGTTGTCTATGACAACTTCCTTACTCCAGAAGAGTGCGCTGCAGTTATTAAAGTCCTAGACATAAAAATGCAAAAAGAAGAATTAAAATGGATGCCTATTTCTTTTTACGAATCATATTCATCTGGAATGCCAGAAGTAAATGACCCAGACACAATCGCCTGTGGATTACCAGGAGATTTTTTTCAGGTTTTAAGACAGAGGGTTATCGATGCAACAGCCGATATGGCTGGTAAAAAACCTGAGCAGATGTCACAAATTAGTTGGCACTCTCAAAGATGGGCACCAGGTGCATTTGCAAATATGCATTCAGACAATACAGATAACGAAGGTAAGTCTGGCGCATTTACAAGAAGTAGATATGCAACATTTATTTATTTAAATGATGATTTTGAAGATGGGGTTTTAAACTTTAAGCATGGGTTGACTATTGTTCCAAAAACTGGAAGGATGGCAACATTTGCTGGAGGATTTGAAAATACTCATGAAGTCACAACTGTAAAGAAAGCAATTCGATACACTCTTGGATCTTTTTGGGATGACAGAGAAGAGTCAGACTATCCACAAGAATTAAGAGATGAATGGGCAGCTGAGCTTGCTGAAGTAAGAGCATATCAAAAAACAGAGGCTGCCGAATGGGAAGCTATCAGAGAAGAAGGACTAAGAATAACTCCACAGGGAGAAAAATATCCAGCTAAGGAAGTTGAGTAATGCAAAAAAATGTAGAGTTTAAACAATTTATAATGTTTGACCTTCAAGTGCTTTCTCCACAGATTTGGTATTGGGAAAACACTTTAAGTTTTCCAGTAGAATTAAAATCATTTATAGACAAGATCGATGAAGAGCCACTGTCTTACTCTAGAATATCTAAGTGGGAAAATTGGACAGCTAGCAATGATACAAGCTTAGTTTATGGTAAAACAAAAAATATAGATCGCTCTAAGCTAAAAACATCTACTGGCTCTGATATAGTAGACAAAAAAACTCTTTACATAGCAAATAGCTTCTTAATGGCTTTTGAAATGTGTACAGATAGGTACCTCGATGGTCAAGGGCTTGACAAAAGCAAATATAATTTAGACATAAATAATGTTAAAATTAAGGCCTGGAATGAAGCGCAGTCAATGGGACCGCACTTTGATGGACAAGATGGACATACAGAGTTAGCTTTCTCGCTTGTGGCATATATTAATGATGACTATGAAGGTGGAGAAATTAGTTTTCCAAATCATAACATAACAATAAAGCCTAAAGCTGGCAGTATGATAATGTTCCCTTCTCAGGAGCCATTCATTCATGAAGTAAAGCCAATTATATCTGGCACAAGATACATGAGCCCAGCACACGTATATATTAAGTAATTAGGTGGTATAATAAAAAAATGGGTGAAACAGGAAAAGGATTTAGATATCCTCAATACACAGATACTCCAGATGTCCCTAGGGACCTTGGGTACCTAGCTGCCGACGTAGATGCATACTTAGATGATCATCCAGGCCCACAGGGGCCTGCAGGGACCTTAGAAATAGGCTCTGTAACAACCGTTAGCGCAAGCACTCCAGCTTCAGTTGTAAATGTTGGAACTGCATCAGCTGCAATATTAAACTTAACATTACCAAGAGGTGTGGATGGAATAATTGGCGGTCCTGGACCAGCTAATGTTTTGTCGATTGGGAGCGTTGAGCAAGGTGGTTCTGCATCTGCAACTATTACTGGCACTAGCCCATCTCAGACACTCAACCTTGTCTTGCCACAGGGGCCTGCTGGTCCGCAGGGTCCTGCTGGTCCGCAGGGTCCTACAACTTTAGCAGTTGGAACAACAACAACAGGTGCCGCAGGCACTAATGCTTCAGTGACAAATACTGGTACGGCTTCAAATGCAGTTTTTGCATTTACAATTCCTAGAGGTGCAACTGGCTTAACGGGCCCTCAAGGCCCACAAGGAATTCCTGGCTCAAGTGCAACAATAGATCCAGTGCCTACAACAATATCTTTAAACATACCAACTTCAAATGGGCTAGGCGTAAACTCTAGTTGGTACCCAACATTTAACAATCTTTACAATCTTGGTCAGCCAATAGACACACCAAACGGAGTAACATCAAATAGATTTTGGAAAACAATATTTTCCAATACTGGAACAATTAACACATCAGATCAAAGATTAAAAACAGAAATTGCTCAGTCAGCACTTGGGCTTGACTTTATAAACAATTTAAATCCAGTAAGCTATAAGTTTATAGAAGGCGGTAAAGAAATAGTTGACGGAGATGCTATTTCTATTCCTGGCTCAAGAACACACTATGGCCTAATAGCACAAGAAGTAAAAGAAGTACTTGATGAAGCTCAAGTTGATTTTGGAGGATGGGTGCTTTTAAACAAAGAAGATCCAGACTCTGAGCAAGCATTAAGGTATGAAGAATTTATAGCACCATTAATTAAAGCGGTACAAGAGCTTACAGCGAGAGTTAAAGCACTAGAAGAGATCTAAGACATGTCATATAAATACACTGTCTTACAGGATAACCCACTTGCATTTTTTTTGCTAGACGAAGTTCGTTCTGGTGAAGTTGGCGTATACTCTAATTTAACAACGTTATATTCTACATATCAAGATTTAAAAGATAATGGAATTTCTTATGCAGCCATTAGCGGTTTGCCCATAATAGATTATTCTGGAAATGCTATGGAAGGCTATGCCCTAAACACATCTGACATGGAGGTTCTCCCTATTATTGGAGCGGGAGTTAGAGGAACTGAAATCAATGAAGACACAGTAATACAACTAAAAGCTTTAGGGGTTGCAACAAACAAAAGACCAGACAGCCCATTTTCATTTGAAATATGGTTTAGCCCAAGCCCGAATGATCTAGAAGAATATTTAGTGCTAGGTGACCTACAAAATCAAATAGGATTATTTTATCTAAATGAAAATATTATATTTAAGTGTTCAGAAGATGTATATGTAAACCACAAAATTACTAAAACACAAGCAATGCATGTTGCTGGAGTATTTTCAAAAAACAAGTTGTCCCTATATGTTGATGGCAAGCTGGCCTCAGAAAAGTTTATAGAAAATGGTTTTAAGTTTACTAATGAGTCCGCTAGCTTAAATATTGGCCCATCAAATATTGGTAAAAGGTTTATTGTAGATTCAGCAGCCATATATGATTATGAAATTAATGAAGAGATAGCCAACAAACATTATAAAGCTGGGTACAAAGAAACAAAGTACTCTCAAATTGTTTATTCCAACGAAGGCATCCTGTTTTCTTTAAATTCTTTAACAATAAGACCAGACATATCTTATAGATATCCTGGAATAAAGTTATTGGAAGACTTAGTATCAGAAGATGCATATTACAACCCAGCACTAAATAGAATAGAGTTTGCTTTAACGGAAACGCCAGAAGAAAAAACTTTTTCATTTGAAGAAAGACTTTATGTTGCAAACCCAGAGTCAATAGTTTCATCTAGACTTAAATATGGCCAAGATGTTAAAAATATTTTAGTTGAAGTTAGTGTTCCAGGACAAGAGTGGGCAGTTTGTCACAACAATTCTCCTATCCCATACTTTAATAAAAATGAAAACTTAAATAGCCCAATACTAGATATTCGTGTCACCATGACAACAGCAGACTCTTCTTTCGACCTACCATATTTTGATGGGTTGGAAATAGATTTATATTCTAATAACGATCTTTATGCCGACAATTCTGGCGCAAAAATATATTCCGACTATGACTATTCTTTAGGCTACTACAACTATCCAGTCAGAATACAAAACAAGTACAATGGACTTTCAATGTACGACGGTCATGGATTTTCTGTAGATCTTCCAATAAGTCCAAAAACAGTAGAATTGTTCTTTTCGCCAAGAGGCACAAACAACGTATTATTCTCATCAAGCTCATCTGAGATTTCATGGTCAAGCGCAGGCCTAATTAGTAAAACAGGAATTCAATCAATATATGTAAATGGAGTAGATCGTACAGACGAGACAAATATATCATCATTTCTTCTTGAGGGAGTATCCCACCATATAGTTATTGTTTTGGACTCAGCAGCAGATAATATTAAGTTTAATCAAAATCAATCTGGCTCCGTATATGGCTCATCAAGCACATATAACAATATAGCGTTTTATGTAAAAGACTTTACTGAGTCAGAAGCTCAGCATAACTACAAGCTATATTGCTCAGACAATTCTTTCCTAGTGGATGACCCAGGCATTACCATATCTGAAAGCAACACTGGAATTGACAGTACCCCTAACTTTGTAAGAATTTTTGACTAATCTGCTACCACAATTTGTAAAAAGTGTCACTTGTTTGTACATAAGCTGGACTTTTGCTAAGAACAATGGTAAACTATTTAACATATGGACATCTTAAACCAAAAAAGCCAAGTAATCGAGGAAACCACTCTCGGAATATACGTATGGGAAATGCCAGACGGACGATGGATTGGCGACGACGACGGAAACTTTCTTTCAATAACTTCTAAAAAAGGAAACCGTTCCAGAATGGCTTTGTTAGCAGATGCAGTAAGACACTATGGAATTTATGAGGGCCAGCCTAAGTTTTTGTCTGGAAGAAGAAAGATTGACGACGAAGAGTTTGAATATCAGAATCAAAGACTTAAGTGGGGGCTGACGCCAGACCCTCTTGATATAGGAGAGTACAAAGATTCAGTATTAAGAGGAGGATCTGTTAAATGACACAGTTTCTAGAAGATGGTCCAGAAGATACATATGAGGTTTCTGTAAAAAATAGCTCAGATCTTTTTTCATTTAAAAAAGAAAAAGAGCACGTAGATCCGTTTGCCATTGGAATGGATGAGCTAAAAAAGGTAAGAGGGCTTGGCACCAATTTTAAAAGAAAAGTAAATAGAGATTTTGCAAAGTCATTTACTGGTAAAGATGGAGCAGCAACACAGCAGAATCTTCTTCAGCAAGCCGTTACTGGCTATGCAATGTTTGATCTTGTTCAGCCAATATATAATTTGGAATACTTATCTCAGATTTATGAAGTTTCAACATACAATTATGCTGCAATCAATGCAAAGGTGGCAAACATTGTTGGTCTAGGATACTCATTTACAGAGACTAGAAAAACTAATGACGCTATAGATGCCATAACAGATACAAAGCAATTAGAAAGAGCTAGAAGAAAGCTTAACAAGCTAAAGCAGGATTTGCAAGAGTGGCTTGATACCACTAATGATGAAGATACTTTTACTGAAACACTAATAAAGGTTTACACTGATCTAGAGGCTACAGGAAATGGCTATATTGAAATTGGTAGAACAACAGCAGGAGATATAGGATATATCGGTCATATACCAGCAAAGACAATGCGAGTAAGAAGACTTCGTGATGGCTTTATGCAGTTGCTTTACGGCAAGGCTGTATTCTTTAGAAACTTTGGAGACTTAGATACACCTAATCCAATTGGCGATGTTGAAGATCGTCCAAATGAAATTATTCATCTAAAGAAGTACACACCAATGAACAACTATTATGGAATTCCAGATATAGTTGCTGCACAGATGTCTTTGGCTGGTAACGAGTTTGCTGGAAGATATAACCTTGACTACTTTGAAAACAAGGCGGTCCCAAGATATATTATTACAGTAAAGGGAGCAAAGCTTTCTCCAGAGTCAGAAAGAAAACTACTAGAGTTTTTTCAGGTTGGATTAAAAGGCAAGAATCATAGATCCTTGTATATCCCACTTCCAGCAGATACTCCAGACAATAAAGTTGAATTTAAGATGGAGCCAGTTGAAGCTGGTGCTCAAGAATCTTCATTTAATATATATAGACAATCTAATAGAGATGAAATACTTTTAGCTCACCGTGTCCCAATTAATAAAATTGGAACTCCAGAGGGAGTTAATTTAGCAGTTGCAAGGGACGCAGACAAGACATTTAAAGAGCAGGTTTGCCGTCCAGCACAAATGAGACTAGAAAAAAGAATTAATGCAATAATTGAAGAAAAGACTGACGCCCTAAAGATTAAATTCGAAGAGCTTACATTGACCGATGAAGATACGCAATCTCAGATAGATGAAAGATATCTTAGAATGCAGGTAATTACCCCTAATGAGGTAAGAATTAGAAAAGGCATGATTCCCGTAGATGGCGGAGATGAAATGGTAGAGCTAAAGCCTCAGCAGGCTGCCGATCAAAGAGCTAATGCTGGCAAGACAAGAGCCAGGGACTCAGAAAGATCTGCCGCTTCTTCAGATAAAGTTGGAGAAGGAAGAAATGCTAAAGGTGAAGGAAATAGGGTCGACTAAATCTAATCAACTGCTATTTGCATTTTTAGATAGACACGTATAAAATTAAGCATATGAACATTGAAAAATCTCAATGGTCCTCAGAAGGCCAAAATATACACCTCTCTGTCCCATTTACAAAAGTAAACAGAGAGACAAGAACAGTCTCTGGTTTTGCTACACTTGATAACGTAGACCAAACAGGAGACGTCGTAACTGCTGAAGCAAGCTTAAAAGCATTTGAAAGTTTTAGAGGAAACTTAAGAGAAATGCATCAGCCATTGGCCGTAGGTAAAGTTGTTTCATTTAAACCAGAAACATTTTATGACGTAAAGTCTAAAGAATTTTATAACGGAGTTTATGTAACTTCTTACATTTCAAAAGGCGCACAAGATACTTGGGAAAAAGTTTTAGATGGCACTCTCACTGGTTTTTCAATCGGCGGAAAGATTAAAGAATCAGACAACGAGATCAATAAGGCTACAGGACAAACTGTAAGATTTATTAAAGAGTACGACCTTGTTGAACTTTCTATTGTTGATTCACCAGCTAATGAAATGTGCAATATTGTATCAATTGAAAAAATGAATGGCCAACTTATATTTAAGGGCATGGCTGCAGATGTAGTTACTGAAAATATTTTTTATTGCGAAGAAAGCGATTCTGTTTTTATCTCGACAGAAAAAACATACGTCTCTCCAGTTACTGGAAAAGATGCAGCGCTAATTGGATGGGTTGAAAGCTCAGACACAAACAAATCAAAAGAGATAGATAAGATTCTTGCTTCATTTCAGAAGTCAAGAGTTTCGTTGCCTGCAACACAAACAATCGCAAAACAGGCAAACGTACAAGGAGGTAATGAAGTGGAAAAACTAAACGTAAAAGCTGAAGATCCAGCAGTTGTAGAAGCAACACCAGTTGCAGAAGCACCAGCTGTCGAAGCAATCGTTGAAGAGACCGTAGTAGCATCTGATGCTCCTGTTGTCGAAGATGCACCAGCTGCTGATTCAGCAGAAGATGCAGACTCTGCTTCTGTAGATGTCTTTAAGTCGGTTGATGCTCTTCCAGCAGATACTGCAGTAGAAAATGAAGAGCCTGATTTTGCAAAAATGTTAGTAGACCTAAAGGGATTCTTTGCAGATACTCTTAGCAAGGCTACAGAGGCAAATGCAGT